ACAAAACTATGCAGTAGTTGTTGGTGCTGGTGGTGCAAGTACATCTGGTCAATCTGGACAAGCAAACGGTGGTAACTCATCATTTAATAGTGTAACTACACTAGGTGGTGGTTGTGGACAATCATACGCTCAATCCGCTGGTAATGGTGCAACTGGTGGTGGCGGTACTGCAAATAATTCCTCGCCAGGCACAGGAACGGGTGGACAAGGTTATGCTGGTGGTCATGGTAATGCAAACTCTAGAGGTGGTGGCGGCGGCGGTGGTGCTGGTCAAGTTGGTGATGCTGCAGAAGGTGGCAATCACCCATCTGGTGAAGCTGGTAATGGTGGAAATGGAAATGCGTCCTCAATAACAGGTTCTTCTGTTACATATGGTGGTGGCGGTGGTGGTTCTATGGCCGATCAAAATGATGCATCAAAAAGAGGTTTTGGTGGTACTGGTGGCGGTGGTGATGGTTCATGTGAAGGTGGAAACCCTTCTTCAACACCAGGCACTGCAAATCTTGGTGGTGGCGGTGGTTCTGGAAGAGGAACATCTGGTTCTGCTGGCGGTTCTGGTGTTGTAATTATTAGATACAACACAACAACATTGTAAGGAGAATAGATAATGGCACATTTCGCAAAAGTATTAAAAGATAAAGTTTTAAATGTTATTGTTGCAGAACAAGACTTTCTTGATACATTCGTAGATGATTCCCCAGGCGAATGGATTCAAACATCATACAACACATATGGTGGTAAACATTATACAGAAGGTGTATTGAGTGAAGACCAATCTAAAGCACTAAGAAAAAACTTTGCTTCTATTAACGGTAATTACGACAAAGAGGCAGATGCATTTTACGCTCCTCAACCACATGCTAGTTGGACACTTAACAAAACAACATATGAGTGGGAAGCACCATCTGCATATCCAAGTGATGGAAAAGATTATATGTGGAACGAGTCAAACAAATCTTGGGATGAAGTAGAGTAGTATAAATATGATTAAGAAATTTAAAGGTAGAAACTAATGGCATATATTGGAGCAGAACCGTCCTACGGTGTATTTGAGAGACAGGTGATTACTGGTGATGGTACAACCACACAGTATAATCTTGACCATACAGTTGCTTCACCAACTCAGTTGTTGGTGGTATTGGGTGGTATTGTTCAAGAGCCAGAGTATTCTTATTCTGTTTCTACAACAAGTGGTGTATCAAAGATTAACTTTTCTGAAGCACCCGACAATGGTGACAGAGGTTCAATTGTTTACATGGGTAGACAATTACTTACTGCAGCCGCAACAAATTCAAATACTCATATTGATGAGTTTAACGGTAATGGTTCAACAACTGCATTTACACTAACAAATGCTCCTGCCTCTAATTCGGCAGAGAACTTTATGGTGTTCGTTGATAATGTATATCAAAGACATGGTTCTGGACTTGCATACACGGTTTCTGGTTCTACTTTGACATTTTCTTCTGCTCCACCTAGTGGAACAAAAAACATTCAAGTCATGCAATTGAATGGGGTAAACACACTAAATAGTGTTGCAGATGGAACAATAACATCTGCAAAAATTCAAAATGCACAAGTTACTAAAGAGAAGTTGAATTTTGACCCAGAAGATGACGCAACCGCATTAGCAATTGCATTAGGATAAACAATAGGAAAAAAACATGGCGAACACTTTTAAAAACGCTGCACTGGCAAATGTAAGTAATAGTTCATATCAAACTTTATACACTGCCCCAGCAAATACACAAACAGTTATTTTAGGACTTGCAATTGCAAACAAGACAACTAATGCAGTTACAGTCCAAGTTCAATTTAGAGATGGTTCTGCATCAGCAGACTTTCAGTTACTAGAGAACGTAACCATTCCAGCAAACACAACATTGGAAACACTTGCTGGACAGAAGTACATTCTTGAAGCAGCAGATATTCTCAAAGTCAAAGCGGGAACTGGTTCAGCAATAGACGTTGTTCTTGGTTTTATGGAAAAAGCATAAGGGAGTAAACTATGCCATATCTTGGAAGTACACCAAATGCTAGTTTCTCTTCAAGAACTAAACAAGATTTCACAGCAAACGGTAGTACAACAGCATTCACATTAAGTAGTGCAGTTGCTTCTGCAAACGATATTGAAGTATTCGTAGGTAATGTTCGCCAAGAACCTACAGATGCTTATACCGTTAATGGAACAACTCTTACAATGTCTGCTGCACCAGCAAACGGAATTAACTTCTATGTCGTATTCAAAGGTGTAGAAGAGAACTCAGTCGTTCCAGCAGATGGAACTATCAGTGGTGCAAAGATTGCCAGTGGTGCGGTGACAGATGCAAAGATTGCTACTATGGCTGCATCAAAACTTACTGGTGCTTTACCAGCAGTTGATGGTTCAGCATTAACAAACCTTGGTGACAATACACCATCATTCAAAGTTTTAGCAACTTCTGGAACAAACATATCAAACACTACTTGGACAAAAGTGACGATGGGTACAAAGATATGGGACACTGATACTGCTTTTGATTTAAGTAATAGTAGATTTACAGTTCCAGCTGGAAAAAATGGAAAGTATCAATTTCACTTTAGAGTTAAGATGAGTGGTATAGACGATAATGAATACATTAGAGCACACTTATATAAAAACGGAACTAGAGTAGAAGCTTCTGGTAATGAGTTTCATAGTCCAGGCAATGACTTACAAGTTCCAAGTCAAGGATTTTATGCTATGTCTTTGGTAGCAGGAGATTACATTGAGTTATGGTGTTATCATAATGAAGGTGGTACAAGAACAATGTTTGGTGGTACAAATGAAATGCAAGACTTATCCTACCTACAAGTAGTTAGGTTAATAGGAGTATAACACATGGCATTAAGTAAAATACAATCAGAATCATTAAATCTCGCAGATAATTATGATTTTACTGGAACAGTCACAGGTGCTGGTGTCGGCAAGGTATTACAAGTTGTTCAAGCAACCACATCATCAAACGCATCAACAGGTGGCCCATGGGCAGACACAGGACTTTCTGCAGCAATAACACTAAGTTCTTCTTCCAATAAAGTATTAATAATGGTAACTCAACCTATAACATTTACTATATCTACTTCTGCAGCAAGAGATAGTTATATGAAACTTTTGCGTGGTTCAACAGACTTGGCAACTTCAAAACAACAGTGGGATATCTATATCGGTTCATTTACTGCTGATAATTTTATATATTCAATAAATTATTTGGATAGCCCGAACACCACTAATGCTACAACATATAAAACACAATTTATGGTAAGTGGTGGAACTTGTGATATTTACGCACAAAAGGGTGGTAGCAGTCAGTCACAAATTACATTGATGGAGATTGAAGCATAATGGACAGTATAGATAAAAAAACTCTGGCAATCAAAAAACTATATTCAAAGTATGGAAGTTCATTAGGTGATAAACATTATGATACTGATGGTAAAGAAATTGTTATCAATCAAAGTAATCTTAATTCTAAAATTGCAGAGGTTGATTTAGATGAACTTCGTGCAGTTCGCAACCAGAAACTTACAGAAACAGATTGGGTTGTCACTATGCATAAAGAACTAGGAACAAACATTCCTACTGCATGGAAAACATACAGACAAGCACTTAGAGACATTACAGATAGTGCAACATCACTTGATGATGTTACATGGCCGACAAAACCATCGGGATAAATAGTATGAACGAGATTAGGAAAATATAATATGCCATTCATAGGACAACAACCATTAACAGGTGCGTATTCTAAGCTGGATTCAATTACAACTTCAGCAACTGCAACCTATAATTTACAATTAGGTGGTTCTGCTTATTCGCCTGCTTCTGCGAATCATCTTTTGGTTTCGCTGAATGGTGTTATGCAGGCTCCACAAGATTCATTCACAGTTAGTGGTTCTACAATCACATTTGCTTCTGCTCTAACAAGTTCTGATAACATCGACTTCATCATGGCGATGGGTGATGTTCTTAATATTGGTACACCAAGTGACGGAACGGTTACTTCTGGAAAGATTGCCAGTGGTGCAGTTACATCTGCTAAACTAGATACTAACATTGCAATTTCTGGTAATCTAACCACTGGTAATATAACCACTGGTAATACATCAATAGTAACTGGTGGAAGATTTATTTCTAGTCAAACTAGTAACGACCCTTGGTTAAAAGGTGTCAATTCTAGTAATACTGAAACATCATACATAAAAAAAGACGGACAAATTTACTCTGCTTTTGGTATTAGTTTAGGTGGCACTGGCGCTGCAAATACTCTTGACGATTATGAAGAAGGCACATGGTCGCCGTCTACTTTAGTTAATGGTTTTACTCAAAGTGTTGCAAGTTACAGCGAAGCTAAGTACACTAAAATTGGACGAACAGTACACGCATCATGTCTAATTAATTTAAGCGCAAGTGGATACGCTAGTGGGTATTCACATATTGGAGGGATGCCTTTCACTGCCGTTGGAACTTCTGTTCACGGACGATATGCAAGCGGCTCTATCAGTGGTGGTGGTAATGGTGGCGCTATATTCGTTCAGAGTGGGGGAGTATATCTTTTTAGAACATTTGGGGTTACTTCCACTTCTGGTGCATGGTCATCGGGCTGGTATCTAAACTTTACATATGAAGCATAATAACCCACTACATAGCTTTGGGTCGGAAGGTGGCAATAACGCCACGATAAATAAAGAAGAGACACTAATAGGATATTAACAGATGGCGTTGATTAAATTAAATACAAGAAGTATACCAGATGATGCGGTAACGCCTGATAAGGTGTCACAGAACCTTGGTCGTAGAAATCTTATAATCAATGGTGCTATGCAAGTGGCACAACGTGGCACTAGTCATAGTGGTATTGGTGGCGGTGGGTATTATTCCTTAGACAGATGGCAATATCAAGAAGGTGGCGGTGCAACACCAGAATATAACTTTACTCAAGATACTGATGCACCTGTGGGGTATAGTAAATCTTTAAAGATTGAGTGTGCTGTTGCTGATACATCGTTAGGTGGGGGTTCTTATTCTCAAATAGGTCATGCATTTGAAGGGCAGAATCTTCAAGTTCTTGAAAAAGGGACTTCTTCTGCAAAGAAAACAACATTATCTTTTTGGGTAAAAGGAAACTTATTAGGAACTTATGCGATGACTTTATGGCAAGCGGATCAATCCCGCCAGAACACTAAGTCCTTTACTATTAATCAAACAGGAGTATGGGAACATAAAACTATTACCTATGATGGGGATACAACTGGTACTATTGCAAACACTTCCGCAGAAGGGCTATCCTTAAAGATTATGCTACATGCAGGTTCACAATAT